AAAATGGAAAGATCATGGATTTGTGGAACCTGATGATGATGAATTTGATCAATTAGATGAAGCACTTCAAGATAAATTGACATTTATTGGTGAAGGTAAAGATATGTATTATGAGGACTTAAAACCTATTAAAAAAGTAAAATTTGATGGTAAAGGTACTCGTTTAGAACATTTACGTCCTGGAAAGGATGTTTCTAATGTTCCTCATTTCTACCGTGTTAGAGTAACTGATTCTGATGATACATATAGATTTGCCAATTGTTTTCCATTTGGAGATATAATCTTAATGCCTCGTCATTTGGTTGCTGGAACCAAAAATGTTGATATTATTATAAGTGTGGATGGTAAAGAGAAAATGATCCCAATTATTAGTAAAGGTCGTGTTATGAAAAGCATAGCCGATGCAATTGCATATAAAATGCCCACGGAATATCGTCGATATATTAAAACAAATCGTATCAAGATGTTTCGGAATCCTCGCCGAGGAGAGAGTGCAACCACGCATTTTTTCCTTGATAATTCTATAGCTAAATTTTCAGTTGGTGTTATGGGTGAACCTAGAACCATAGGTAAAGAAGGATCAATTTCCGTTTGGGAATTTGATGGATCTACTCTTAATGGTTGTTGTGGCTCAGTCATGATATCAGCAGTTGATGGTGCTGCTATAGGATTTTGTGGAATAGGTTTTGGTAATGTTAATACCAAACCTTTAATATACCCTTGTTCTCAGGCCTTTATGGATGAGTTACGTGAATTGTGTGAAGGTAGATATTCACATGAATATTCTAGTGCTGGTGATGTTTCATATATAACTAATTTTAATAAAGAAGTTACAATAGATCCAGTTTTAGAAGCTCGTTTAAAAGCGCAAGGGAGTCAGAATTAGAAGAAATTTTGGCTCCGTATCCACATCCCTTCAATAGAAATTTTAATTTTGATAAACCTGATATTGGTTCTTATATGTTATATATAGGATCTATACCTCGTTTTTTCAATGAAAAAGAACCTGATTATTATGATCAATCGGTTCATGATTATTTAATTTCTATTGGTGAGGAACCTACAGCGTATGGTAAATATGGCGTCGTTCCCAAAAGGGAAGGTCAGTCTACCATTGCTCTACGACGTTATGATAAAGTAGCGTCTTTTACGTCTCATGTTGATGGTCTTTATGACATTGCAGGAGATTGGTTAGAAAAATGTTTTGGAAAATATTTGTCAGGTAGTAGAGTTTTGTCTTATGATGAAGCCTTAGAATGGTTAAAACCGGACAAAAGTCCTGGTTTGCCTTGGACTGCCAAATATCCATTTAAATGTGATTACCACATGTCAGATGATGGTAACTTCTTTGCGAAATATTACGATTTGTTAGCCACCCCTTCTTATATAAGATCTCTCTGTTCTGTTTCTGTAAAGGAAGAACTCAGATTGAGAACTAAAATAGACGCTGGTGGTATCCGTACTATAGTATCCATGGATGTTAATCATGTTACTGCTCATACAATGCTAACGCAAAATATGAATAGTAAGTTAATCAGACATCATAAAAAACTACCAATCAAGATAGGACTTAATCCTTTTGCTGGTGGTTTTCACGAATTAAATGAATTTATGACTAAATTTGGAAATTTTCCTAATGTCCTCGAATTAGATGGTGTTCAATTTGATGGCAATTTCCGAAAGAAATGTTTTGATAAAATTTGTAATTTCCGTTTTAAAATGTTGCGCAAAAGTGATCGTACAGACGAAAATTTCATACGTTTAACCAATTTATATACAGAATTATCTAACGCGCCTATGGTTGACGTTGATGGGAGTGTTTATAGCCGAAAGGTAGGAAACCCATCTGGTCAAGCATGCACAACACCTGATAATTCATTTAAAAATTGGATGGACGTTGTTGTATTATGGTTGTTATCTACTCCCATAACCCTCCATTCGTATGAATATTTTGAAAAGACAATTAACTGCTGCATTGTTGGTGATGATCTTAATATTGAAGTTCATCCATCAATACAACATATATTTAATGTTAATTCTATTAAAAAATTTAAAGAAGATATATTAATGGACTATCATTTTGCTAGTGATGATTTCCGTTATAATAAAGATTGTACGTTTATAGGACATTCTTTTGTAGAAGTGGACATACCGACATTAGGTTATCCAATGCTTTTACCTTCTATTGATTGCGAAAAGATGCGATCTTCTCTTTTAGTTTATAATGAAGAAAAAACTAATGCCCATTCGATTATCCGTGCATGTGGTCTCAGAAATGAAACCTTCGCTTGTGGAGAATGTAGACAGTTTTTTGCTGATTATATAGATTATATGAAAGAAAAACATCGTAATGATATCGATCCTGATATTGTTTCCGCTTTTAAAAATTATTTAACAGATCGAGAATTATGGATTTTATATTCAGGGTTACAACCTATAAATTTGAGTGCGTGATTTCTTTCCGCGTCTAGCTAGTTATAGTTTAAAAAATTTCGTTCCCTCAATTCTCTTTCTTTCTAAAACAACTCTAACCAATATATATTATACCAATTTTGATATTTTAACTCAAAATGGCAAACAAAAATAAAAATAAAATTAAACCTATACAAAAAATGATTAACGCTACAGCTGCCTCAATAGTTAGTGCTGAAAGAACCAAAGTAAAAGGTCCTAAAGCCAAACGTGCTAGAAATGGTGTTAAACCATTTACCGCTATTAAAGAAGCTCCTGCTAATACAAGTTTTAATTTTACAAACCGTCCTGCTACTTCTAGAGCTGTGAAACATGGATTAAGAATTCAACATACAGAATATGTATCTGATTTAATCTCTGCCTCCTCTAGTTCTACTTATAAAGAACAGTTTTTTAATATTAATCCTTCCAATGCCTCATTATTTCCATGGTTATCTGTGCAAGCACAATCATATTCATCATTTGTCCCTCATTCTATTAAATTTCATATCAAATCAGTTGTTGGTACTTCTATATCAGGTACTGCTTTTATCACATCTACTCCAGATTGTGATGATTCTTTACCTGGTGGAAAAGCTGCGTTTTTACAACTTGAAAATGTTACAAGATGTAATGTCTGGGAACAATGTACTCATGTACTTCCTTCTGATATTACAAAACGTTTACCTGTTTATTTAAATTCAACAGCTACAACTTCTGTTACTGATACGACAAGAGAATTAGGTCAATTATTTGTTGGATCTGATGGTATTGCTGCCTCTAACACTGTGTATGGTGAATTATATGTTACTTATGATATTTCATTATTACACGCACAACCCCAAACTGGTTTTTCTAGTTGGACAAATCATATAACTGGTGCTAGTCCCACAATTCCTTTTGGAACTGCTATATCTCCGATTAATGCGAATATAGGGACTTCATTAGAAAACAATGGTATTAGTTCAGCTGGTGTTTGTTTAAAAGTTTTGCGTCAAGGTGCATACAATATAACAATTATAAATAGTTTAGCCTCTGGTAATACTTTTACTACATTACCTGTTTATATTTGTGCTGATGATATGGGAACAATTATCACCACAACTGTATTATTCCAAGGTTATGCACCATTAAATTGTGTTATGGTTAATTCTACAAATCACGTTTGTGTTATTACTATATTAAATGTTGTATCAACAACCAATCCTTTTTATTTACTTACATCAACTTTACCTGCTGCTTCTGATGGTACCACTTTTCAAACTCAAGTTATGATAAATCCTACTAAAGCTACTAGCGGCTCTAATTTAACATCTGTTTTAGATATTTTAACAAGTCGTTTAGCTGCATTAGAATCAAAATTGGGTCGTTCTGAACCAGAATCTGATAGTGAATTATTAGATGCAGTACCAAATATGTCCTCTTCGTTTTACCAACGTGTTGGTGAAGCTGTATTAAAAGCTACAAAACCTTAATCATTCGTTTAATTATACTTTGTACATTAAATGTATTATATAATAATAGTTTCTTATTTTGTTTATTTCTTTTCTGTTTTAC